GATACTGGGTGTGCCAGCATTGGTTTAAAGTTTGTCATGTTCTTTTTTAAGTTTGTCATAAATTTCTTCTAATTCAATTAATAATTCATATTTTTCTTCTTCTAATAATTTTGATCTTTGTTCGTCCAGCTGTTGAAGTTGGCTGTATAGCAAATCTTTACGGGTTATATGCTTTATATTACCAAAGCCGTCTACTTGATGGTGGAAGAATTCTTGAGGAGACATTGGCCAAGATGGCTTAGGCGGCTCTTCCTCAAAAAGTTCTTCAAGCTTATTAGTAACTTTGTCAGCGATAAGCTGAGCAAGTTTTTCTAATTGTTCGTTAGTCATCTGTATCTTCGTTATCGTTAATCCATCTTTCAATTTCATACTCGGGTAAGTACTCTTCAATATCAACAATATATACTTTAGTTTGGGGTGGACACTTATCTAATTCTAAAATGCGTGACATAATGTCATCAAATGAAGGTTGATAATAGTAAACATCATTTTCCCAATCAAGTTGATTTTCGAATGAACAGTTTTTCATAACGTATACTTCATAGCCATCAGCTGTATTGTAAGTTGATACTTCAAGATCGTACATATTGTATTTGTATGTATCATCGATTTCAATGTTTAGTTTGTTTTGTAATTTTTCTAGTGCAGTCATATTTATTTATTTTTAGTTAATTCTTTTGCATAATAAGTTTCATAAGGTTCGGCGCTCGAGTGATCGCCTCTAGCTTCATCAATAAGTTTTGCTATTTTAAGCCATACACGTAGCTCATTTATATGATGCATACACTGACCGGCTATAAGACCATCAAATGCATCTTTGTGTCGTTTTCTAAATAGCTCACGTGCCATTAATCGGTGGTTTGCAATTTTACCAATTAGCTTTGATTCAATTTTTAAATCTATTTGTTTTTTAGTCATAATTTTAATTTATAAGTTAAGGGAACGGGTGAAACTGGAATGTTAGAGATGCCGTGAGGACTTATACTCTTTTCTCTGTTTATATCACCTTTCTACCTTTCGGCTTCCAGACTTTTCCCTATTTAGTGGACGTGGGAGGAGTCGAACCTCCGTTTGCTGATAGTGTACTTTCGAACTTTGTCAGCACTTACCCGTCACGCCCTTTGCAAGTGCACAGACTGGTGGATTTTTATCTGTACTTTAGTCCAGTAATACTTGCTTGTAGTGGCCGAAGGCGCAGCACATTACCTGTCTTTTTAACTAGTATATATTGCTCGTCAGCATTCCTTCGGTGTCGTTAATATTTTATTTGCGTCGCCAAGCTCTGTGAACATTTGCACTTGTGGCTTGGTCAACGATTTGTACTTCTAGTACTTGTTTGTTTGCAATGATTGGTACATAGCTATATAACTGTGTATCAGAGCATTGCACACAATTTTTATAACCCATTTCAATTCGAACAGGGTGTACTTTATTACCGCATTTACAATATTTCATATTTATTTATTCTAAGCAATCACCACAAATGTCACAATATTCGTAATCATCTAAGGTCATTGGTTTGTTACATATTTCACAATTCATAATTGTTGGTTTAGTATATAATTTAATACTTGCATGGGTGTACCATTCATACTTTGCACAATACCATCTTGATCTTCAAATTGAATTTTGTAGAACTTTGGTCGGTGTATAGCAAATGGAGTGTCGTATTTATTGCCCGCCATCTTCAGTTGGTTTTGTTGGTTCATATTTATTTTCAATATAATCGATTAGCTTTACTGTAAAGTATTCAATAATGTCATTGCCATCAAAGCCATCATCCATTAATGGTTTGAATTTTTCAACAGCATATTCAACTTGCCATTCGTTGACAAGATCATTCATTCTGCTAAACTTTTTTTGAAAGTTAATGTAATTTTGTAGTTTGTCGCTTCTATTCATAATATTTAATTTTATCATTTATTTGTAGTTCAAGGAACATTTTATTAATTTCTTCACTTATATTATCACTTTGTGTATTAGTTTGTAACGTATTTTTCATAATAAATTTTTAATTATTTTTTCTCGTAATTCATTTGCAAATTCTAAATATTTATCACCTGATAAATTTTCAGTATACTCGTTGCCATCTGTTTGCCATGCAATTGTTTCTTGGAGCTGTTCACTAATAACTGGTGCAATTTGCTCGGCTAAATCTTGTATTGCTTCTTGTTTATTCATATTAATATTGTGTATTTATGCATTGTGCACATAATGGTATTTCTTGTACATATTTTTGTGCAAACAATTCTTCTAGTTCGTCAAGTGGTTCATTGCAATATGAGCAGTTCATAATATTGGTTGTGCATTTATTTTTATATATGTATTTTGTTCATTCCATTCATCAGCAGTCATGTAGCCAACTACTTGGTACACGTAGTTGTCAAGATGTTGCATCATTATTTTACGTTCTTTAGTTTGTTCAGGCTTTTTACATTTTTTAATAAAGTGTACAACACGTGCACCATTTTTATTTTCGCCATAGAATATCCAGTTATTCATTTTATTTTCCATAATTAATTATACCTCTTACATGTTTTTCATCAAAGTCCCAGCGATTTAATATACGCTTAACTATTTGATCTTCGGTAACGCCTTCGCATTCCCATTTGTCTATTAATTCTACAATATATTCTACTAACATAATTTTTAATATTTATTATAATAATAATTCATTAGTGCCATGTGTGAATCCCAAAGCTCGTCGGCTTCTTTTTGTTGTTCAGGATCGTGCTCGATTAGTCGGTATTTTTTTAAGTATTCAGTCATATTTATTTATTTTAATTACATTTATATTATCACATTCATTTTTATTTTGTAACGTATTTTTACTAATTTTTTAATAATTTATATAATTCTTCCATGCAAAGCATATGTCTTGATTGATTTGCAGCAAAATTATCGAGGTGCAATGCTTGTTGGTCTAGTGACAAACCACCTTGCATAATTCTTTTGCTTATAAGATCCATTTTAGTTTGTGCGTCGTGCGTTACATTTCTTAATTCTTTAATTCTTTTTAAATTCATTTTAATCCGTATTGTACTTTTAATTTATTTTTTGTAATATTTAATTGTTTACTTATTTCAGTTATACTTTTATTATCTATAAGATATAATCTCCAAACTTTATGCATTTGCTTCTTGTTCTTGTAATTTCATTTCATTAAAATCCAATGCATCATTGTGGTCATTGAGTAAATCATATATTGCGGAATATGCTGCCTGAGACCAATTATTTGCTTTGCCAAATATGTCGTGTTCTTCAAATATATCATAATCTAATTTGTCGCATATTTGTTTACTTTCATGTGTGTATATTACTTTATTATCGATCCATTGATGCTTTTGATCATAAAAATCATCTTCATTATCAATTGTACCATCGTGGTACATTAACCACATATCGTCGTTAAATTCGTATACTAAATCGTTTCTAGTCATTTCTTAAATAATTTTTAATTGTTTCACCACTTGCTTTGTTAAAAGCTTTTACATTTTGTCTGTACTTTTCATTTGTGCAATATTTTTTCATTGCTCGTGATGCAGTGCATTCACCAAATCGCTTTTCGTGTATAGCAATTTGTTTTAATTTGTCGTCGATCATTTGTTTAGTTAATTGCATTTTATTTATTTTTTATTTACATTATTATTATCACTTATTAATTTTATTTGTAACGTATTTTTAATTAAATAATTCACAACTTCCAGTTTTTCCCGGAGTTAATGTAATTGTTTCAAACTCTTCATTTGTTATTATTCCTTCCATTAGACCTAAATACTCTCTGGAAACATCTCTACCTGTTATTTTATTTATTATAATCATATTATTTATTTTTTGTATATTAATATTGAGTCATTTGATCCATCTATTGGATTTGGAAAATGATAATCAAATGTATATTCTTCCATTATATTAATTTGTTCATTAATTTCTTTTATTCTTTTGTTGTAATCAGATTTATACATTAATTCTTTAGAATTTTTTACTTGTTCTAACAATGCTTCTAAACCTAAAATTATTAAATATTTATTCATAGTTTACTAAATTTTTTTATTAATTCTAATTCTATTTTACATTCTTCTTTATCACTTTCAGTTAATTCATTAAATCTATCAACATTATATAATACTTTTACATAATCTTTAAGATCAAAATATAATCTATCTATTTCTCTTTGTGTTAATTCTACTTTCATATTTAATTTCTTTTTATAATTTCGTATTCAAGTGGAGATAGTAATTTGTGGTACAAATCTCTAACTTCTTCATCATTATCATTATATTCTAAATAATGTTGGAATATTTTATCTAATATCTTCAATTCTTTTATATTCATATTTTTATTTTTTTATTACGTCATTTGTAATATATTCAACAATATTATTTACTAGATATTTATAATCTTCATTACTAAATTCATCAATGTCATGGAACATTAATAATTGTTTAATATCTTTTTTAATTTCTTTTTTATTTAACATATTTTTATTTATTTATTTTAAAGTATAAACTTGTTATTGTATCTTTTAATATTTTACCATGTAAATCATGATCCATATCATTATTTTTATCTTTGAAATTTTCCCAAACTTCATTATGTATTAAATCAAAACAATCATTTATATGATTATTATATTTTTTTAATTCTTTTTGTGTTTTCATATTTTTATTTATTTATTTTGTGTATAGCAATTTTATAATATTGAATAATATATATCGTTTATATTTATACCTTCAAATTTTAATTCTTCATCTAATAATTCTTCTTCAAATTTTCTAGTAAAATCATTGTCATTATCATCTAAATTTATAATATTATTTATATATATAATATCTAATTTATTATCACTTTCTTGATCGTAAATTTGTACTGAGAAGTTATTTTGTATCATTCTTTTATATTTTTATTTAATTCATCTAATAAGTAATTTACATTTCTTAATCCATCTTCATCTTTTAAATCATTATAAAAATCATGTAAAACTATTAATTCATCATAAATTTTTATTAACATTTCATTATTCATATTTTATTTTTTTAAATTTTCTATTTCTTCTAAAGTTGTATTTTCAATTTGATATAATAGATCTTTAATTAAATCTTCATAATCTTCATTATCTTCTAAATCACATTCATTATAAACAAACATTTCTACACTTTGTTTCATTTTTTCATTTCCTTCACTATTTTTTAATAGTTGAAAAAAATCTATAGTTTCTACATTCCAATAAAATCTTTTCATATTTTTATTTTTATTTTTAATTTATGTATAGCAATTTTATATATTATATTTTAAACTTAATTTTAAATATCTATTATAAAATTCTTCTATACTTTCATTATATTTTAATTCTAAACCAAAATCTTTAAAACTTAAATTGTAAATTAATTTTTCATTTTTAATTTGTTTTTTACTTCCATAATAGTTATTATTTTTTAATAACTTTAATTCACTTTTTAGAAATTTATTCATTTTATTATTATTTTATTTACAATTATATTATCACTTTTTTATTTACTTTGTAACGTATTTTTATTATTATTTTATATATTATTTAAAGTAGAATTTTTAATATATTTTTTATTTATATATGTTAAACCTTTTAAATTAAATTCTATAACATTTTCTATTTCTAATTTATCTTTTAATTTTATATTTTGTAAATCATTTATATTAAATCCTAAGTAAGTATTATTTTTAAATTTTAATTTTTTAGTATTTAATATTTTAGTTTTATAGTGATTTGTTTTAAGATTTTTTAAATTTGACATTTTATATATTTTTTAAAGTTTATATTATTTTTTAATTACACTTATATTATCACATTAACATAGGTTTTGTAACGTATATTATATAATAAAATAATAAAAATATACTTTTTTATAAATTTATGTAATATATATTATATAAAGTAATTAAATACAATAACTATACAAAGATTTTAAGTAAATATTAATAATAATGTGATAAATGTTATTAATTAGTAATAATAATGTAAACGTATATAGAACAATTGTATAATATGTGAATATACTTAATAAAATTCACAAATATAATAAATATAATTAATAATGTTTACATTATATGTAGTAATTACTTAATATTATTAACAATAATGCAATGATCTATGTAATACATTGAAAATTAAGCACTTATATATCGATAATAATGTAGTAATGTATATAAAACGTTGTAAATAATGCAATACATAGTGGCATAGGTTGTGAATATGACTTTAAAATTAAGGTTTTATTGTCAAATATGTAATGCAACCCTTTACTTCCCTATATGTTACATCTTAATAAAATTAATATGCCAGATACATTTGTAAAGAATAATTTGTCTGTTGTTATATCTTTTGTTGTGGCTGTGTTTACTGCAGGTGGTATCTTTGCAGAGTTTACTGCCCTTAAAGATGAGATACATCTTGTGCACGATAGGCTCGATGAGAAGATTATTATCATAGACAGGATTGAGACAAGACTTTTAGAGATTGAAAAGAAATTAGAATACGAGCGGGGTCTTTTAGATGCTGCTGATAAAAAGAATTAGTATGACTGTAGAGATTACCGATGATACCTTTGAAGAAGTAATAACATCGAAAAAACCTGTTATGATTGATTTCTGGGCAGGGTGGTGTGCACCTTGTAGGGTGCTATCACCGATAATAGATGGTGTAGCAAAGGATGTTTCGGGGGATGCTATAGTTGGTAAGATAGATGCTGACAAATATGATACGGGTGGCCGCTTTGGGGTGCGTAACATTCCCACGGTGCTTATATTTAAGGACGGGCAGGTTGTAGACAGGCTTGTAGGATTAAAGCAGGCATCTGAATATAAAGAAGCGTTAAAGAAAGTAATTTAATTAAATCGAATGTAATGAGTAAAGATTATACCCACATTAAAGCCAACGGCATAAGAAACGAGCTTAAAGAGATCCGTAAGGCTGTGGACAAACTAACAGCTGCTATGATTGAAATACACATAGCGCAAACAAACAAACTAAATGAGAACGGTTATGATGATAGTACTTGTTGCAGCGGCGATGAGCTGTGCAAGTGTAAAAACAAAAAAGAATAAGTTTAAAGAATTAACACAGGATATGTGTATAGATACGCCAGAGGAAACAAGGCTGGCTCAGATTCTATACATCGAAATAATGCACGACTAATATGGCAAGACACACAGTTAATGCACTCCGGTCACCTTTAAAGAGGAAAGACAAGTGCTACTACAAGGTAAAGAGACAGTATAAGGTATTCCCTTCGGCTTATGCCTCTGGGGCAATTGCTAAATGTAGAAAACGAGGAGGCTAATGGCATTACCTAAGAATGGAGTAGCCCGCGAAATCCGCCACTATGTTGGCAGTCTATTCATATTCCTTTTAATTATATCCATCGTATTTAGTTTAATGCGATACCCAGTGCTAGAAACAAACAAAGAAGTCGTTATGATGCTAATTGGTACTTTAGCTGCATCTATAGGCCTTGTTGTAAGCACCATCACAGGCGCTAAGCCAGATGACGTAAACGCACTTAAATCAGACATCGAAAAGAAACAACTGCAAATAGACTCTCTTACTAAAGGTAAAGATGATCTAGAAGCCATGGTTATAAATCTGCAAAAGCAGATGTTAGACAATCAAGACGACGTTATGGATAAGATTATCCTTAAGGCGGCACTTGATTATGATGACCGCGTGCAGGCGAAAAAAATACTAAAAGAATAAAATGGCAGTACGCAAAACTAAAAAGGGTGCAAATCTTAAACGTTGGTTTAAAGAAAAGTGGACCGACGAAAAAGGTAACCCTTGCGGTTCTGCTAAACGTAAAGGTGTAAAGAAGTGTAGACCTTCTGTGCGTATATCGGGTAAGACAGTTAAAACCTGGGGCGAAATGTCAGCCTCTGAAAAACGTAAGGCTGTTGCACAGAAGAAGCGCGTAGGAATGGGTAAACGTGCGCCGCAAATAAGAAGAAAGAAAACAAAACGTAAAAAGAAATAATTATGGGTAAAAAAGGAACAACTGTAATGCCTGGCGTTTATGCTAAGCTAAAAGGCAGAACTGAATCATCGAAACTATTAGGTCTTAAAAAGAAGTCCCCCGCTAAAAGAATGGGTTATGGTTCAAATAAACTTATGAAATAATGTACGGGCCTATTAATAAAGTAGCTAAAAAAAGCGGCTATACAGAAAATAACGCAGGACCTAATAGATTAACTGCAAAACAAGAAAAAAATTTATCTCCAGAACTAAAAAATGCAATTAAAGAAAAAAAGGGCTTTATGAGATATGCTGATGGTTCTGTGCCAACAGAAATGCCAGGCCCACTCCCAAGATTCTGTGGAGGTAAATCAAAACCATTTAAAAAATAATATTATGTCAGAAGAAAAAAAAGAAGTAGTAAAAAAAGAAAAAGTACAAAAGCCTAAGCCGGCACCTAAGCCTTACGTAGACGTAAGATAATGCCACAAAAATTATCTCCTACGGCACGCAAACAAAAAGCGGCCCGTGACCTTGCATATGCTAAAACTCCCCGGCGTCGAGCGATGAAGGCGGAGAACCAAAGAAAAAGGCGCAGTGCACTCAAAAGGGGATTAAATATAAAAGGTAAGGACTATGACCACAATAAAAAGAAGTTTGTACCAATTAAAGCAAACAGAGGTGGTTATGGTAAAGGTACTAAAAAATATAATACAAAATGAGCACAACACCTATTACAACTAGGGTCAAAGCTAACTCTTGCGGATGTAGTCACAAAGGACCACTAACAAGAAGAAAGTCAAATGCTCCTTCGCGAAAAAAGTCTAAAGGCTATTACGCAAAAGTAAAGAAGGGCAGCGGAACCGGTTCTAAAGCAGGTGGTGGTATGACTTCAAAAGGAGTAGCTAAATACCGAAAAGACAATCCAGGATCAAAGCTTAAAACAGCCGTGACTACACCCCCCTCAAAACTTAAAAGAGGAAGTAAAGCCTGGAAACGTAGAAAATCATTTTGTGCCAGATCGAGAAGCTGGAAGTCAGAGCGTGGTAAAGCAGCACGCCGTAAATGGAACTGCTAATATAACTTATATCAATCAAATTAAATTAAATGGCAATACAATTCGGATCGCCTAAAATAGTTAAAGATCTTAGCTTCGGTACAGATGCTAAGCAAAAACTAGTAGACGGCATTAATAAATTAGCAAAAGCAGTAGGTAGTACACTCGGTGCCTCAGGAAGAACAGTAGTTCTTGAAGACGACTTCGGTAACCCACACGTTACTAAAGACGGCGTTACCGTAGCAAACTACATTAATTTAGAAGACCCAGTTGAAAACCTGGGTGTTACTATGCTAAAGCAAGCTTCTCGCCAAACTGCATCTAAAGCAGGCGATGGCACAACAACCTCAACAGTATTAGCGCAAGCTATAATCCATAATTACTTTAATCAAAAGGGAGAGGAGTATTCTTTTAGAGATATTAAAAATGGTATCTCAGCTTTTGCAAAGCATACTATAAAAGAATTAGAAAAAAGAAGTGTTCCCGTTGATGACAAAAGATTAAACCAAGTTTCTAGAATATCAGCCAATAATGACACTGAGCTTGGTGACTTTATAGCAGAAGCATTTAAATCTGCGGGGGATAACGGAGTAGTTACAATGGAAACATCCCCTAGTAATGAAACGTATATAGATGTAGTAGATGGAACACATATTAATGCTACATCAAAAAGCATACACTTCTATACTAATAGAGAAAAAGAAGTAAGTGAACTAGACAAACCATTAGTATTCTTGTGCGCGTCTGAAGTTACTAATATTAGAAGAATACAAACAATACTTGAGCATGCGATCAAGTCCAACAGATCGTTATTGCTTATTGCCCCTTGCGAACAGCAGGTAGTGTCAGCTTTAGCAATGAATCACGTAAAGGGCAATATTAAGTGTAATATCATAGATCCTCCGTCGTTTGGGCTGAAGCGTAAGGACATATTAGATGATATTGCCCTTCTAACGGGTGCTACTGTTATTGATGAGAATCTAGGCGATTCTTTAGATAACATCACCCCAGAAGTGTTAGGACAGGCCGATAAGGCTATCATAGATAATGATGGTACTACTCTTGCTATTAAAGAGGTATCGCAAGAAGTTACAGAACGTGTTGATTATTTAAAGGCACAGCTAGACGAAGAAGAGCACCATGTAATGCGCCCTCATATTGAAAACAGACTGGCTATATTGTCAGGCGGTGTTTCTATAGTATATGTAGGTGGAGATACAGATGTTGAGGTTTCAGAAAAGAAAGATAGAGTTGACGATGCTATACACGCCGTAAGAGCTGCAAAAAAGGAAGGTATACTTCCAGGCGGCGGTTCTGCGCTTGTGCACGCGGCTAACTCTGATTGGAAAATGAAACTAAACCCAGGTGAGCTTAAAGGTGTAAGTATATTGAAGCAATCTTTATACGCACCTTTTTTACTTATATTGAGTAATGCAGGCTTAGATCCCAAAGAGTATATAAAATTAGAAAAATGGGGCAATGGTGTAGACGTTATAGATGGCAAAATCAAAGATATGCGCAAAGCGGGTATTATTGATCCTCTTCTTGTTACTAAGTCGGCACTTCAAAATGCCATATCTGTAGCTACTACTATTCTTTCAACTGATTGTGTAATTTCAAATGTAAGAGAAGGTGAAGGCAATAGGTAGATACATTATTATCTCTGAAATAAAAGAAGATATAAAACAAACAGAAGGTGGGCTGCTACTTGCAGAAAACCACAGAGAAGATATAAGATACCGCACTGCAGATGTTATTTCTGTAGGTACAGCGGTAGAAGGTGTGAATATAAAAGACAAAATATATTATGACAGACATGCTGGACATAATATAGAAATTGGTAAAGATATTTATAAAGTTATACAAGAGCAAGATGTTATAATAGTATTGTAATGGATAGAAGCGATTTTTTAGAGCGAGGCGAACTAAAAGTTGACTTTCTTAAATATTACAGGCTTGTGTCTCGCTGGGCTTGTAAAGAAAACAGTATATCAATATCAGATTTAGAATTGTTATTTTATTTAGACCCAATTAAATACTTTACTATAAAAGATTTCCAAAATGGCACAATGTATTACCATTGGGACAGGCAGCGCTTTTACAGATTGCAAAGAGAAGAATGGATTGAAAAGATACATAAAGGTAATGGTCGCTTGGGCGATCATAATAAGTACAAGGTGTCTTTTAAGGGTAAGAGACTTATTAATAGAATTTACAAAATATTAATAGGTGAAGAAGATATGCCCTTATCTGCTAAGCGCGGTTTTGGGAAACGTAAAACTTATGTAGATAAAGTATATTCAAACGCAATAGATAAATTTAACAAAGATAAACTATAAATGGCTAGAATATCACAGTACGATCAGGACAGCACTCTAAACAAGCTAGATAAGGTACTCGGTACTGACAGCGCTACTGGTGCTACTAAGAATTACAGTATTGACTCCATGATAAGCCTTGTCAACAGCGATGATCTCGTTGATGTTTTTGACGGGGTATCTTACGCTTTTAAAGATTATGCAGCCGGATCAACAACGCCTAAAGGCATTATTAGCCTTAATGCGGGCACAGCCTCTGAAGCTGCTTTTAGTGCTATAAATCAAATATACATATCTGTATTAGACAAGCAAGGTAACTCTATAGCAAATTATTTAGACGATACTTTAAATGGTCAAATTAGAATAGTACAAAAATCTAATATTGATGTATACGGTGTTTTTGAAGTTACTGCGGTTGCTAACCATGATAGCGCAGCTTATAAAAAGTTAACTGTTACACCAAAAATCAATAATGGTAATATAACAGTAAATGGAGAATATTTTATTTCAAACTTTTCTGCCCTATTCAATCAAGACTTTTCTACTAAGTCTGTAACAGAATTTAGTGATGTAACAAACGCGGGTTCCGGACAAATTATAACTAGTACCGAAAGAACAAACCTAACCGGTTTGCAAGCTAACGCTCTTTTACACGCAGACGTTGTAAATAATGTAACCTCTACAGGTACAGACGTGCCTCTGTCGGCAGCTCAAGGTAAAGTATTAAAAGATTTAATTGACACTATTAATACACTTTTAACAAGTGACAATACAGATTTAGATTCGCTACAAGAGGTTGTAGATTTTATAGAAGCAAATAAAAGCACTTTAGATAGCTTAAGTATAAGTAACATAGCCGGCCTTCAAGCTGCTTTAGATGCTAAACAAGCTACAGAAACAGGTAAAGGGTTATCAGCTAATGATTTTACCACTGCTTTGCTAACTAAGTTAAATGGTATTGCAGCAGGTGCTGAGGTTAATGTTCAAGCTAACTTCAATGAGACGAGCTCATCAAGTGATGCTTTCATTCAAAACAAGCCAACTGACTTAACAACTTTATCAGCACATAATGTAACTGAGCTTTCAGATATAACATCCGCTGGATCAGGTAGCATTATATCTTCAGCCGAAAGAACAAAATTAACTGGTATAGAAACCTCTGCTGATGTAACAGACACTGCAAACGTCACATCCGCGGGAGCCTTAATGGATTCAGAGGTAACCAACCTTGCACAAGTAAAAGCATTCAGCACTGCAGATTATGCTACTGCTGCACAGGGGGCTAAAGCCGATAGCGCACAACAACCGCCTTCTGAAGGTGCTTTTGTAAACGGCGATAAAACAAAATTAGATGGTATTGAATCTAACGCTGATGTAACAGACGCGGCAAACGTGACTACAGCAGGAGCGTTGATGGATTCGGAGCTTGCAAATGTAACAGCGGTAAAAGCTATAAACCAAGGGCTGACTACAACCGATAGCGTTGAATTTAATAATATTACACAGCAAGGGCATCGTGCAATAAAACACAGCGATGCTGTTAAAACGCTTGTTGTTAAAGTTATAACTAAAACCGCAGCTCACCCTGAGCACGGCAATGGCAGCAGTAACGGCTATACTATAGACGATATTGAAGGAGCGTACTTAGAATTTACCCCTGGTAATACATATAAGTTTGATCAATCAGATAGCTCTAATGCTAATCATCCTCTAAGATTTTATGAAGATGCCGCAAAGGCAACTGCTTATACAACAGGTGTAACTACAAGTGGTACTCCTGGGAGTTCAAGTGCATATACACAAATTATACCAACCACGTCTACCCCACCGATATTATTTTATCAGTGTAGTGCTCATTCACTTATGGGTAGCTACGTTAAATTCGGCACAGGTACTATAGGTGATACATATTCTATAGATGTTACGCAAGATGGTAACAATGTAGATTTAAAGTTAGATGCCGCAAGTGGCACAGATTCTACTGTACAGCTTACTGCTGGCTCAAATATAACACTTACTAGAAATGATGCACAACAAGTTACTATTGCAGCTTCTGGAGGTGGTGTAACAATACAAGAAGAAGGATCTTCACTATCGACCGCAGCAACAACACTAAATTTTACAGGTGCAGCGGTAACTGCTTCAGGTTCGGGCGCTACCAAAACAATTGATGTAACGGGTGGTGCTATAACCGTACAAGAAGAAGGTAGCTCGCTTTCTACAGCGGCTACAACTCTAAACTTTACAGGAAGTGCTGTTACAGCCTCTGGTACTGGTGCCACTAAAACAATTAATATAACAGGCTTTAGTAGCAGTGGTAATACTGTTACTATAGAAAAAAATGTATATACGGGAGATGGCTCAGATCTTACATTTGATGCAGCAACAACTATTGCTAATGAAAATAACGTACAAGTATACATAGACGGCGTTTATCAATCTAAAGATACTTATACAACCAGTGGTAGCACTGTAACTTTTGGGTCGGGGAACGCCCCCGCAAACGGATCATCTGTAGAGCTTATACACATGGTTGCTGTAGATGCAGTAATTGCAAGAGATAGTTTTACAGGTAATAATTCAACTACAGCATATGTACTTTCTAAAAGTATTTCAAACGAAAATGCTACGCAAGTATACTTAGACGGTGTATATCAAAGTAAAGATAATTATTCAACTTCTGGCAGTACATTAACGTTCTCCACTGCACCACCGAACGGTGCTGCTATAGAGGTTGTTCATATAAAAGCAAGTGTAGATTCAAGTACGCAGTGGCAATCTGCTATTAAAACAGCTGATTTTACCGCTTCAGCCGGAGAAGGATACTTTGTTAACACAACATCAGGTACGGTAACCGTTAGTTTACCTGCGGGAAGTGTAGGAGATGAAATACATTTTACAGACTACGCAAGCACATTTGACACCAATGAGATTATATTTGATGCTAATGGCAGTGAAAAAATACAAGGCAGAACTACTAATGCTAAAAATACAACCGAGGGCGCTACTGTAAGATTAATATATCAAGATGCCACTAAAGGCTGGACAGCTGATAACATATTAGATGTACCTAATACTTTTGCTTTAACTTATTTAGTTGTAGCTGGTGGCGGTGGTGGTGGTCACGTTGGTGGTGGTGGTGCTGGAGGCTATAGAACAAATTACGGCGGTACCGCTTTAAATTTATTGCCAAGCACAAATTATACAGTGACTGTAGGAGGTGGCGGTGCTGCATCAACATCATCATCAAGCCCTGCAAATGCGGCTTCTGGAAGCAATAGTGTGTTTTCAGATATAACATCAGCAGGTGGTGGATATGGTGGTGCTAACTATAGTTTCACTAATGGATCGCCTGCAAGCGGTGGTTCCGGAGGTGGTGGCCCGTGGGACGGTACTCAAGCATCTCACCACGTTGGCGGTAGTGGTAATACACCCTCAACATCTCCCTCTCAAGGAAACAATGGCGGTAGCGGCTCAACCTCCCACCCTTATTATTCCGGTGGTGGTGGCGGTGGCGCTGGCGCAGTCGGTAGCAATGGAAGTGGTGGTACGGGCGGTGCAGGTGGTGCAGGAGCCGCAAACGCTATAACAGGGTCTTCTGTTACTTATGCCGGTGGTGGTGGAGGTAATGGAATGGTATGGGGTGGCACTGGGGCCGCAGGCGCTGGTGGCTCAGGTGGAGGCGGTACTGGATCTGTTAGTGGTACAGGTGGTGGCGGAGGTGTAGGCTCTGGTTCTAGCCCTTCTAATGGAACAACTAATTTAGGTGGTGGAGGTGGATCTCCAGGTTACACTACTAGTGGCGTCGGTGCAGGTGGTTCGGGTATTGTTATATTAAGATACCCTTCTAGCAACTCTGTAGTAATCCCAGGAGGTAGTGGGCTGGTTACAGGCCAACTAAATGCAACAGTATCAGGGTCTACAGACAAATACACTACTTTTACTGGTGGGAATGGAACTATACAATTTAACTAATATGGCACATTACGCTTTTTTAAACATGCAAAATATCGTTACCGAAGTAATAACAGGTAAAGATGAAACAGAAGGCCCTACAAACTGGGAGATACATTATGGTAATCTACGCGAACAAGTTTGTAAAAGAACATCTTATAACACAAGTGCAGGAGAGCATAGACTAGGCGGCACTCCATTTAGAAAAAACTATGCGGGGATAGGCTATACTTATGACATTGTAAGAGATGCTTTTATACCCCCTCAGCCTTATGCTAGTTGGACACTAAATAACGATAAGTGCATATGGGAACCCCCGGTGGAGCAGCCATCGGATGGAAAGCAATACACGTGGAATGAAGAAACACAAGCTTGGGATTTAATAACAAAATAAAATATCATAAAAAATGGCTCTAACAAAAGTAACACATGCCGTATTAGAAAATAGATATACAGCAAAAGCAACGAGCACCGCAACCGGTAATCAGAATTTAGATGCATCGGCAGCGGCAACTTTTATGCTCACGGGTAACGTTGCAACCGCAACGCTTACTATTCAAAATATGAAATTGGGCCAAGTAATTGATATTGTTCTTTCTGGCACCTTAAGTAGTGCGGTAATTACTCTTGCTACTAATTTTTCAAGCGCTACAATTAATAAAGTAGGTAGCGCAGATTTAGATCAATCTAAAACAAATGTAATTCAAGTAGTATGTGTTGATGATACCGATAATGCAGCAATATTACTATATTCAATTAACACATACGAAGCAGACCCAACACCATAATTATGAAAGCAAGAGTTAAAAACGGACAAATACAAGTATATAAAATTTTGCCTTCTAGTTTTACTAAGGAAGACGGCAGTGTAATTTTAAACTTCAAAAACGCTAATGAAGAAACGTTAAAGTCTTTAGGCTTTTACGACGTTATAAAGCCCGCTTTTAACGGCCAAACGCAAATTAAAGGCGGACTATATTTTGACGCAGATAATGAGGTAGTAACCTATGATGTTACTGATATAGATTTTGATCAAGACATAGCCGTTATTGGAGAAGATGGAGAGCCAACGGGCGATACCGAAAAGAGATATAAGATAGCCGACATTAAAGCAAGTAAGATTGCAGAGATTAAGTCAAAAGCAGGTAAGCTATTAGAGCCTACCGACTGGCAAGTTATAAGAAAATCAGAAAGGGATATAGATATTGATGCTGATGTTGCAACAGAAAGAGCAGGCATTTTAACAGAAGCTGATAGATTAGAAGCTGAAGTAAATGCTAAAGAATCTTATGAAGATGTGTTACAATACAAAGTTCAATTTTTTCCATCGTCTGAAGAAATAGAATAATATGAGTTTAGGCAAAAGATTAATAAACATAGGCGCACCAGCTTGCACTACCGATACTGCTGACATATTTGGTGATTCAAGTGGTGTAGCATTATACAATCTTGACTACGATGCTTCTGATGCAAGTGGTACTTACGATGGCACACCTACTAATGTTGACTTCGGAGTAGATGGTCAAATAAACTATGGAGCAAGGTTTAATGGGAGTAGTAGTCTTATTACTATAACAGATGGGGGAATAGGTGCTAATGGGACAGCAAGAGTTTCATTTAGCGTGTCTTTATGGATTAAGACCACAGCATCAAACCAATCAGCTATAATATCTGATTTTGGGTCTAATTATGGTTTTTATATTCAAATGGAATCTTCTGCATCTGGTGGGGCTGGTAAACTTTCCATAGCTAACTATTATACAGGTGGCCTTGTTTACACTACAGCAGGCACGGTGGCTATAAATGATGGCAACTGGCATCATCTTGTATTAGTTAATAAAACTTCAGATAATACACAAAAGCTTTATCTTGATGGAAACACTACTCCTGTTATAAGTCAAACTCTAGGTTCAGGAACAAAAACTGCAAATGCAATTCAAGTAGGATATTATACGGGATATGTAGGCACATATAATTTTGATGGAAATATAGATCAAATAAGATTATTTTCATCTGCTCTTTCAGATAGCCAAGTAACACAACTTTACAACGAAAAACAAGCCTACATAACTAAAAGTGCATCCGACCCTTTTGGAGATAGTAGTGAAGTGTCTTTTTACAAAATGGAGAACAATGCAAACGATAGTACTGGGTCTAATAATGGTTCTGCTTCTAACGTCACGTTTTCAACTACCGATGCCTTGTTTGATTCTTATTCAGCGGTGTTTAATGGGAGTAGTAGTATTATTTCAATACCACAACCAACATTAAGTGGAGGATTTACTTTATCTGCGTGGTTTAAAAC